CCGCGCCCTCCGTGTACTTGGGCCACATAACCTCTTCTATCCTAAGAAGGGTGCTAGTGGAACTATTAAGTCTACAGGCTCGAAGGGGCCTAAGACCTCTAAAGTTGTACAACTGGGTATCCAGGAGACAGGTCAACTGATGGGTTCAATACTCTCATTTCCTATACTTTGTCTAGCTAATTTAGGTGTTTACCTATATTCTACTAGATTCCACCAGGCTGATTGGACCTCAAAGGAGCGTCTCCGCCATGTTCTTGTGAATGGTGATGATATGGTTTATGCGGCTCCTCCTGATCTTTGGGAGGACCATATCTACTATGGACAGAAGGTCGGACTTAATATGTCGATCGGAAAGTCTTATCATCATCCTGAGTATTTGAATGTGAATTCTACCTCTATCCACTATGATATCCGTAGTGAATATTCTTCCCCATGGAAGATTAACTTTCTGAATACTGGTCTATTCTTTGGTCAGCATAAAGTTATGGGTAGTTCCGACGACGGCCTCACTATTTCTGGTGAGTGTCTAACCTTCGCGGAGGATGGGAGCATTGATATTAAGCTCCCACCAATTCAAGAGTATGCCTTTGCTCATTACGGTTCTGATCCTCGTAATGGCCTCTGTGAAAATCTTAACACCACTCTTAGTGGTAGCCTACCAGGTCGAGCCTGTAAGCTTTTAAGACGATTTCTTTCTGAACACAGAGAGGCGATTGATGTCGAAACACTAACGCGTTATGGTGGTTCTCTACGACATCGGAATCTCTTCCTTCCGAAGAGATATGGAGGTATGGGTGTTGTCCCCCCTCCAAACTGGCGATTTTCCTTTAGCGATTTCGATCGTATGCTTGTTCATCGTATACAGGAATCCGAACTACACGACAACTGCCTACCATCACGTGGCCCTCTGGCTACGGACGACGTTCATCAGAGCGTCTGGTCAAAATGGCAGTTTGAGGTGGATGAGCCTTTTATTTGGCCCATCAAGGGAAAATGGACGAAGAAGAGGATGACAACTCTCTTCTACCCATCAGGCTTCTACGCTCTAGACCGAATTGTTCTAGAGGAGCCTCTCCAACCAGATCCCATAAAACCGCTTTATCACTACGAGGACTTAACCCCTGCATTGACAGTGCACCACGGTCTCCCCCTATCCTCCACGACCACAGAACTTTCGTGGTTTATCGAGGAGTTTGTTCATGTTACTGATTTGTAGCCATCTTGCCGACCCGGAATGTCGTTAAACTTGTCTATTGGGTCTCTATCCGCTGGCCTGCCTCCAATGTCTCTGTAACCTTGAGAAAGTTACTGTAGTTAGACGCCTATGGGGGCCAGTACACCAAAACGTTTTCGATCTGATGTAAATATTTACGTGCTAAATTGATCAGCTGTCTGACATAAATGCCGAACGACTGCACGGTGTTTAAAGAGATAGAGATGAACAGTCTCTAGTAGCTCTCTAGGTATCCAATGCAAAATAGCAAGATGGTTCCGGCCTCGAACCAGAAATCGAGTGCCAAATCAAAACCCAAAACTCAGCCACGACAGATTAAGAAATCTAAACGTGGTGGCGGTCCACAGACTTATCTCCCTCGGTCCCCCTTGGAGAGAAATCTCGCCAACCTTGCCCCGTTCGCCTTCGGAACTGGACAGCGTCCTAAGCCACACTTTAGGACCGCGAACCCAACCCGTCCAGGGTCGGACGCTCGATTTATCGGGTGTGACTACCTGGGCTCCGTTACGGGTTCGAATTCTGCACCCATTGATAATGTGTATGGGGTTTCCCCCCTATACACAGGAACCTTTCCTAGGTTAAGTGCCGTCGGCACAATATATGGTAAATACCAGTTTAACAGACTGCGTTTTACCTGTGTTGGTGTCGTACCTTCTACTTTTGGTGGAGCCCAGACTGGGGCACCTAAATATGAGGTCGATACCTTGGCTACCTTTTCGATAGCCGAAGCTAGGAATTGTGAAGGTCAAGATACCAAGAAGCTCTGGGAGAACACTGTTGTCGATTTCGATTGTCGAAAGGCCTCTGTTCCATGGTATCTTATTAATAACGGAGGTGATGCCCTTGGTCTCGCTAACTTTGGCGAGTATCATCACGTTATTGACCAGCTTTCGTTCGCTGGAGGTTCTGTCGGAGATCTCTTTTGTGAGTACGACATTGAATTCTGTGAAGGCAAGTCTATAGCCGATCCAGAAGTGGCCAAGAAACTCGGCGTGAGACGAATTGAACTCAAGCCCGATCTAATAGTTTCTAAGGTCGAACCCTATCAAGAAGTCCAGAAGAAGGATTCTGAGAAGAAGGTTAACTTCCCTTCCCCCCAAATTAGTAACAATCAAGTCGATCGTTACGGGGCCTACTTGACTAAGTAAGTCCCATGGTTGACGTTGGCGCCGGCAGTCACTGCCGTAAATAGACTTAAATCTGACTCTTTGTATACCGAGGCATCACCGGTGAACGTAAGGAGAGCAGGCGCAAAGTGCTAGGTACGACCTAGCCATCTACGATCCACGTGATGGGATCCCATATAGATGCGGTATTACTACCGACTTCTTCTTCCCGTAGGAAGGTACAATGGATAGTTACTCTTATTTATGTTAAGAGGCAGCATGTTGATACTGTTCGCATATGCTCTGCGATAACCCCATGGTCTCTGACCAAGTACTTGTCCGAAAGGCTGAA